AATAAAACAACTATTTTGCTTGTTTTATGTATCATTAAATACTATATTTATGTTATATCGGAAAATTATACCTTTAAGAAATTAGTAATATAAAAGCCATCTAAATAGGTGGCTTTTTTTTTATAGGAGAGAAACATGCCAAAAGGAGGAAAATCATACTCCAAGAAAAAGAAGAAGAAAAGTAAGAAAGGATTTAAAAGTGGTAAAGGTAAGTCATATACATACAAAAGTAGATCCAGTAAATAACCCAAGTCATTATACTGCTGGGAAAGAAGAAGTTATAGATATTATTGACAAATCTTTATCAGACCAGCAATATATAGGGTATTTAAAAGGGAATATTTTAAAGTATCTTTTGAGGGCAGGGAAGAAACAAGGAAGTTCTGCTACTGAAGATATGGGTAAGGCAACCTGGTATATAAACAGATTACATAGAAGATTATTTACAATAGAACATGAAAACAATATTAAAAAAAACAAATGATATTAAACCATATATTAATAATCCTAGAAAACAGTTAAATATAGATAAAGTAGCAGCTTCTATAAAAGAATTTGGATTTCAACAACCCATAGTAGTAGATAAAAATAATGTTATTATAGTAGGACATACTAGACATCTAGCAGCAAAACAATTACAACTTAAACAAGTTCCAGTAGTAATAGCTGATACATTATCAGAAGTTAAAGCCAAAGCATATAGATTAGCAGATAATAGAACAAACCAAGATAGTGATTGGGATTTTGAGTTATTACAAGAAGAATTTAAAGAATTATTAAATATTAATTATGATATATCTAAATTAGGTTTTAGTGATATTGAATTTACAAATATTGATAATATACAAAAAGATACCAAAGATTGGCTAGATACTGAAAAAGAATGGAAAGGTATGCCTAAATATGAACACGAAAATGATGCTCCATTTAGAAGAATTATATTTAATTTTGAAACAGAGAAAGATGTAGAAGACTTTTTTAAAAAAGTAGGAATTACTATAACAGAAAGAACAAGTTATGTTAATATACCAGAAAGAGAAAAAAAAGTATTAAAGGATAAAGGGTATATATCTAAAAAATGAAACCACAATTTCCTTTATATATTCCATCTAAAGGAAGAGCTGATTCAAGATTAACCTCAAAAGCTTTAGAAGAAATGGGATTATTTTATCAAATTATTGTAGAAGAACAAGAATATGATGATTATGCAAAAGTAATAGATAAAAAAAAAATACTTGTTTTAGATAAAAAATATCAAGATGAATATGATACTTGTGATAATTTAGGTAATACAAAAAGTAAAGGACCAGGTGCAGCAAGAAATTTTGCTTGGGCAGATGCTATAAAAAAAGGTTATAAATGGCATTGGGTAATGGACGATAATATACATTCGTTTATAAAATTTTATAATAATAGAAGAATAAAAGTTTATAGTGGTGTATTTTTCAAAATAATGGAAGATTTTATATTACGATATAAAAATGTTACTATGGGAGGACCTAACTATCAATATTTTGTAACTGATAGACAAGGACATAGAACACCACCATTTAATGTAAATACAAGAATTTACTCCTGTAATTTTATTAGAAACAATTTACCATTTCGTTGGAGAGGTAGATATAATGAAGATACAATTTTATCTTTAGATATGTTAAAAGCTGGTTGGTGTACAATACAATTTTATGCTTATTTACAGAATAAAATAACAACACAAGTTATTGCTGGTGGAAATACTAAAGAATTTTATAATAAAGAAGGCACTTTACCAAAATCACAAATGCAAGTACAAGTCCATCCTGATGTATCAAGACTTGTATGGAGATATGGAAGATGGCATCATCATGTAGATTATTCTAAATTTAGAAAAAATAACAAATTAATATTAAAAGATAATATAAAAATACCAAATAAACGAAATGAATATAATTTAAAATTACAAAAAATTTAACGATTAAGTTCGGTAAAAGGCACTCTACCTAAAAGGAGGTAAAAATGGCTAGACCACAAAAAGAAATAGATGTAGAACAATTAGATAAATTAGCAGCAATGCAATGTACATTACAAGAAATAGCAGATTGGTTTAATGTAGATAAATCAACAATTTCTCGTCGTTTTGCAACAAATATCACAAAAGGTAAAAGTAAAGGTAAAATCAGTTTAAGAAGAGCCATGTATACTAAAGCATTAGGAGGAAATGTAACTATGTGTATATGGTTAAGTAAACAATATTTAGGTATGAAAGAAAGAATTGAATCATCAGAGGAGAGCACTCCACTTCCCTGGATTGATTAATTATGAACAAATTTTACCATAATTGGTTCTGGAATTGGGTATCAAAGATACATAATAAGTTTGGTAACTGGTTATGGGCAAAAAGATGGAGAAACTTTAATAGGGATAAAAATGCCAGAAAATAAATTTAAGGAATATATTGCAATAACAGTATTAACAATATGCTTATTGTATTTAATGTTAAATGTGTAAATGATACCATTCCCAAACAAGAAATATAATATTATTTATGCTGATCCAGCTTGGAGGTTTAAAACTTATTCTGATAAAGGAAAAAAGAAAAGTCCTGAAAATCATTATGTATGTATGAGTGTGGAAGATATTAAAAATTTACCTATTAAAAATATAGCAGATGAAAATTCTATATTATTTTTATGGGTTATTTATCCTTTATTAGAACAAGCATTAGAAGTTATTAAAGAATGGGGTTTTACTTACAAAACTTGTGCTTTTAGTTGGATTAAAAAAAACAAAAAGTCAGATAGTTTATTTTGGGGTTTAGGATATTGGACAAGAGCCAATAATGAAATTTGTTTATTAGCTACTAAAGGAAAACCAAAACGAGTATCTATGGGTGTTCATCAAGTAGTTTATGAGCCAATTAGAGAACATTCAAGGAAACCAGATTGTGTAAGAAATAGAATAGTAGAACTTTGTGGAGATTTACCAAGAATAGAATTATTTGCTAGAGAAAAAGTAGATGGTTGGGATTGTTGGGGTAATGAAGTAAATGCCACTTACTAAACACCAAAAAGAAGTAGCAGAATGTAATAGTAGGTTTAGAGTGCTAGTCACAGGAAGGCGTTTCGGTAAAACTTTCTTAGCAATAAGAGAGTTAGCTAGATTTGCTATAAAACCAAAACAAAATGTATGGTATGTTGCACCAACTTATAGAATGTGCAAACAGATAGTATGGAATGAATTAAAGGACAGATTAATAAAAGTAAACTGGATAGAAGAAACAAATGAATCAGAACTATGTGTAACACTTCGGAATAAAAGTAAGATAATATTAAAAGGTGCTGATAACTACGATAGCTTAAGAGGAGTAGGATTAAACTTTGTTGTATTAGACGAGTTTGCAGATATTAAAGAAGCTGCTTGGTTTGAAGTTTTAAGACCAACATTGGCAGATACAAAAGGACATGCTTTGTTCGTAGGCACACCAAGAGGACAATCTAGCTGGAGTTATGAGTTATTTAACAGAGGTAAAGACACAACACAAAAAGAATGGAAGAGTTGGAGATTTAAAACAGTTGATGGTGGGCAAGTTACTGAAGAAGAAGTAGAACAGGCAAAACAAGATTTAGATGATAGAACATTTAAACAGGAGTTTCTTGGCTCATTCGTTACCTATAGTGGACAGGTCTACTACAACTTTGATAGAGAGAAACATGTTGCTAGATGTAATATCACAGAGGGAACATTACATATTGGAATGGATTTCAATATAGAACCTATGTGTGCTGTTGTATTCCAGACTGATGGATCAACAGTTAAAGTAGTAAATGAAATAGTATTACACACTTCCAATACTGATGAAATAGTAGAGGAAATTAAGAATAGATACGAGAATAAAAGAATTATTATCTATCCTGATCCTGCTTGTAGGCAAAGAAGAACAAGTGCAGGAGGGAGGACAGATTTAAGTATATTACAAAATGCTGGATTTTCTGTAAAATGTAAGTATAGACACCCTGAAATAAGGGATAGAATAAATGCAGTTAATTCAAGACTGCAAAATAGCGATGGAGAAGTATTATTGTATATTGATCCAAGATGTAAGAGAACCATTCATTCATTAGAAAGACAATTATACAAACAAGAATCAAGTGTTCCAGATAAGGATAGTGGTTATGACCACATGAATGATGCTTTAGGATATGCAATAGAATACTTATTCCCAGTTAAAAATATAGTAAATTTTGAACAACCAAAGAGATGGAGTTAAACAATGGCATATAGCAGAGAATATTTAGAAACAGTCCATGATAATTATAAGAAGCTAACCCAACAATGGGAGTTTCTAGTAAGAAGTTATTATGGAGGAAAAGAATACAAACTAGGAAATTATTTACACCAATATAATTTGGAATTAGATAACGAATATGATTTAAGATTAGATTCAACACCTTTAGACAATCATTGTAGAAATGTAGTTCAGGTGTATAGCAGCTTTTTATTTAGGCAACCACCGAAAAGAGATTTAGGTAATTTTGCTAAAGATGAATCAGTTAAAGCATTTATGACCGATGCAGATTTGGATGGCAGAGATTTGGATACACTTATGAAAGATGCTTCTACCTATTCAATGATTTATGGTAATTGCTGGTTATTTGTAGATAAACCAACCACGAATGTTGGAACAAGAGCAGAAGAATTAAAACAAGACATTAGACCTTATGTAAGTATAGTTACACCTGAAAATGTTACTAACTGGAATTATGAAAGATTGCCTAATGGAAAATATGATTTAACAGAAGTTGTTGTTAGAGAAGATATAAATAAAGAGGGAACTATATATCGTGTATGGAAAAAAGACCTTATTAGTTTATGTTTATTACCAGATAAAGGAGAATCTGTTACTTTGGAAGAATTGCCTAACAAATTGGGTAAGATTCCTGCTGTAATTCTTTACAATCAAAGATCGCCATCTAGGTATGTAGGATTAAGTAGTTTAGTTGATGTCGCAGAGTTACAGCAGTCAATCTATAATGAGTTAAGTGAAATTGAACAATTAATACGATTAACAAACCACCCATCATTAGTTAAGACAGATAGTGTAGAAGCTAGTGCTGGAGCAGGTAGTGTTGTATTGTTGCCTGATGATTTAGACCCTAATTTAAAACCTTATCAATTACAACCAAGTGGAGCAAGTTTGGATAGTGTAATGAATAGTATTAAAGAAAAAGTTAGTGCTATTGATAGGATTTCACATTTAGGAGCTGTTAGAACAATAAGAGAAACACCTACATCTGGAATAGCATTAAGAACAGAGTTTAATATGTTGAACAGCAAACTGTCAGAACAGGCAGATTTACTACAATTAGCTGAAGAACAAGTTTGGGATTTATATGCTGATTGGCAGGACATAGTTTTTGATGGGGATATAGAATATCCAAATAATTTTGACATAAGAGATTATGCTGGAGATTTAGATTTCTTCCAAAAAGCTAAATTAGCAAGTGTTAAATCAGAAACATTTAACAAAGAAGTAGATAAGTTAATTGCTGGTGCTGTTGTTCAAGATGAAGAAGTATTACATGAAATTAATACACAAATAGATGAACAAGCTGTATTAATAGGGGAATTTGAAGCAGAGAAAGTAGAAACTCCAGCAGAAGAAGAGGAGTAATAAATGGCAGCAAGGTGGTTATTTAATCAAGGAAAGAGAACACAAAATTTTCTTGATTTAGTAATAGATATACATAGAAAAAGATTAATTAAATCTTTAGAAGAATTAGAAGAAGAAACTATTGCTGAAATAGCAACACTTCCACAAAAGGAAGGAATTTTATTTGATATTAAAATAGCAATAGAGAAAAGAGCTACATTAAAACAATTAATTGAAAAAACATATTTAGTTACATCAGATAAAAATGTAAGAGAATATAATATTATTACTAAAAGAATAATTAAGGATTTAAAAAAATATAAATTACCTGCTAAATTTGGTCATCTAACACAAACAGATGCAGATACAGTTGCTAGATTACAGAAATTATATTTTAATCAGTTTAAGGAAGCTGGAACAACAATACAGGCAGCATTATCACAAGAAATATATAATGGTGCTTTAATGAAAAGACCAATTAAAGATGTAATACACAATGTTAGACAAAAGATAAATGGTGTGTATGCAAAAAGCGATCAAAGAAAAATTAGAAAATTAGTTGCTATTGCTAATGAAGATCCTAGTTCAAGAGCTGGTAAAAAAGCTATAGAAAAATTACATAGTATATATGGTAGTGATAGAACAGGAAATAATTTAAAAAGATATGCTCAACAAATATCACACGATTCTGTTATGCAATTTCACAGTCAAGTAAATATTGCCAAAGCTAAAGAATATGGATTTACTAAATGGCGATATGCAGGAAATGTAATAGGAACTACAAGAGATTTTTGTAGGAATAGAATAGGAAAAGTATATACTGAAGTAGAGATAAGAAAAATTTGGTTGGCTTCTAGTTGGTCAGGAAAAGCACCTGGAGATGCTTTTATTGTTAGAGGTGGCTATAATTGCCGACATCATTGGCAACCAATAGACGACAGTTTTCTTGATAATTCAGGAAAATTAATTATATAACATATTTACTCATAGGAGGTAATCATGGTTGAAGAACCTAAAACTGTAAAAAAAACGACTGAAACAAAAGAAACCAAAGCTGAAGTAAAGGAAGAGAAGTCAGGTAAATTCTCACAAGAGGACCTTGATGGTGTAGTTCATAAAAGAGTTATGCAAGAAAGGAAGAAATGGGAGGATAAATTATCTGGTCATGACCTTAACGAACTTGTAAGTGCAAAGGAATCTCAAGATGAAGCTGAAAAGAAAAGGGACATAGAAAAAGGCAATTTTGAGAAAGTTCTTAAAGATGCAGCCGACAAACATAAAGAGGAAGTATCTTCTTTAAAGAAACAAGTGCATAATATGAAAGTTGATGAGGCGATAGTAAATGCTGCTTCAAAGCATAATGCTGTTGATCCTGAACAGGTTATGACATTAGTCAAACCCACTGTGAGGATAAATAAGGACAGCGATATAGAAATAACAGATGCCAACAATCAAAAACGATATAATGCAGATGGTAAACCTTTATCAGTAGAGAGTGCTGTTAAAGAGTTCCTTACAAATAATCCACATTTCCAAAAGGCAGGTCAATCTGGTTCTGGAAGTGAGGGAAAAATTGGTGGAGGTAAAACCAGTCCTTTCGACATCTTAAATATGAGTAGTGATGAACTCGCTGATAAAATGAGAGACCCAGACTTTAGAGATAAATATAATAAAGAACATAGGTCTAAAAGAAGTTCACGAATAGATGTCAAAACAGGGTAATCATTAAAATTAATTATAAATAAATAAACTAAGGAGGTTTATATGGCTGACGAAACGACAAGCTCAACATTGGGTGAGCTATACACAGAAATCGTTGCTGAAGCCCTTTTTGTTGCACAAGAAGCTAGTGTTTTAAGAAACCTAGTAACTAATTACAACATCACAGGTCAAGGTAAAGAAATCTCTGTGCCTATTTATGCTGCAGTAAGTGCTGCTGCTGTTGCAGAAGCAACTGACTTATCTAACACAGCAGTCAATCCAACAGAAGCAACTTTTACAGCATCTGAACATGGAGTAATGACAACATTAACAGACCTTGGTGCATCAACAGCATCTAGGAATGTTGCAGCTGACATTGGTAAATTATTTGGTAATGCGATTGCCAAAAGATTAGACCAAGATCTTATCGCTTTATTTGATGGATTCAGCACAGGCAAAGGAGCAGATAATACTGCTTTAACTGCGGCAACAGTATTTGAAGTTGCTGCTACATTAAGAAATCAAAATCTACCAATTAATGAGTGTGCATTAGTTATACCACCAACAGTAGCTTATGATTTAAAAGCGAATGCGACTAACTCTTTTGTAAATCCTGCAGATGCAAGATTACAAAATAGTATAATGGGAACTGGCTTTATTGGTTCAGTAGGAGGAATAAATGTTTATGAATCATCTAATGTTACTAATTCAGGAACAACTGGAGATTATAAATGTGGAGCTTTTCATCCGAGTGCAATAGGTCTTGCGATGCGACAAGATTTGAAGGTAGAGACACAACGAGATGCAAGTCTACGAGGAACAGAAATCGTAGCTACTGCAGTTTGGGGTGAAGGCGAAATTTACGATTCCTATGGAGTTGAAGTTGAAGCCGATTCATCTATTGAGTAATAGATAACTATTAAAGTGGGTGGAATATCTGCCCACTTTTTTTTTTAACAAAGGAGGTTAATATGACTGTTAAAGAAATTTATGATCCGACTAAATTTGTAAATATAAAGAAAAAAAATGGTAAGATTATTAAAAGAGCTGCTGCTTGGGCAGAAAATAATACATCATTATTAAAACATTTTGGTTGGACTGTTGTTGATGGTAGTGTTAAAAACAAACCAAAAACAGAAGTAAAACCAAATAGAAGAAAAAAAAAAGTAAGTAAAAAATAACATTATTATATAGGAGGATTAAATGGCAATGTGCAATACAACTGATATTCAAAATCAGTTGCCAGAGATATATACCTATGGCATTAGTGCTGCAAATGTGGATTCATATTCTTGGATTCCAAAAGCACAGAATGACATAAAAAGACAACTACGAAATGAGTGGTGGGCTAAATACCAATCAGATAGAGTAAAAGATATTTCCTATTTAGGAACACAGGAGATGGATTCGGATAAATTAACTGAAAGCCAGTTTAATAAACTTTGTATTTATAGAGTATTAGGTTGGTATCTATTTCCATCATTATCTAAATGGAATCCAGATGGACAAGAAGATAAGTTTCAAATGAAAATGAAATATTATAGAAATGAATATGATGCAGAATGGACTGCAATATTAAGAGATGGAGTAGAATATGATGCAGATGATGATGATTCTATAACTAATGTTGAAAAAGAACCACTACATACATTGAGGTTAGTAAGATAATGGATTGGGGAGCATATATATTTTTAGCAGTATTGATTGTTGTGTTCTTTTGGATATTAAGTTTAACATTTAAGAATAAATAAAATGGTTGGTTTTCTAGCACCTTTAGCAATAGCAGTTAGAGTAATGATGGCTTCAGCAAGAAACCTTGTGAAAGGTCTTGTTGTTAGAGGTTTTATGCGAAATAGGCAAGGAACTACTGGCATTAATATTGACCTAAAAATAAAAGATACTAAAGTTAAAAAAAAATTAAGAAATGTTGATAGAGATATTAATAGGATTGTGCAAAGAGCTTTAGGTAGAGCAGCAGAGTTTGGTAGAGCAGGGATAGTTGAAAGAACAAAACAAGGACTAGATTTTAAAAAAAGAAGTTTTGTTCCATATACTCCTAAATATAAAAAACATAGAACAGAACATGGTCGTTCAGCAAGACCTGATTTAATTTGGTCAGGGCAGATGTTAGCACAAATTTCTACACTATCTATGCCAGATAAAGCAAGTATTATGTTTCTTAATCCACACCATGAATTAATAGCTATTGCACAGCATTTTGGTTTAAGAGCTAAAGGGATTAAAAATCCAAGACCATTTTTTAGATTATCTAGTGAGCAAGAAAAAAAAATAGTAGATATTATAGGAAAAGAATTAAAAACAAGATTACGATTTTAGGATTAAATTATGAGTGAAAGAGAAGATATAGCAGGAAATATAATAACAGTTTTAGATGCAATGAGTTCTCCTGAATTAAAAAAAATAACAAGAGAACCATTTAGCGAAGATGAATTGTCTAACTCTCAATTCCCTTGTGCATTTATACAAAGTGGAACAGAGATTAGAGAAGATAGATCACTCTCGGCAGATAGAGAGGGAACTATTGATTATGTTATAATTGGATTTGTTAAAGGAACAACCTCCAATATTGACACATTAAGAAACGAACTCATAACTGGGATAGAAACAGCATTAGAATCTGACAGAACTAGATCAGGTAATGCTTTAGATACCCAAGTTGTAGAAGTATCAACTGATGAGGGTGTTTTATATCCTTATGGGGGAGTTCGAATTATCGTGAGAATCCTTTATCATTATGATAAAGGCACACCATAATAGGAGGTAAATATGGCAGAACGAGTGAAACTAATTATGCCAAATGGAAAAGATGAAATTGAAGTTTGGGATAGTGAAGTTGAATATTTTGAAACATTAGGTTACACAGCAAATGCTGAAAAACCTAAAAAATCTAAAAAAGGAGGAGATAAATAATGGCGACACATACAGGAAGTGCAGGAATAGTTAAAGTAGGGACTAATGCAGTAGCAGAAGTAAGAAGTTTTACACTAGATACATCTGCTGAAATTTTAGAAGATACAGCTCTTACAGACACTTCAAGAACATACGCAGTAGGAAAAAAAGGAGCAACAGTTTCTGTTGAATGTTGGTGGGACGAAACCGATACCAATGGACAACTTGCAATAGCAGAAGGAAATTCTGTGGTTCTTAATTTATATCCTGAAGGAGGTGGGGCAGGTTCATACTATTTTAGTGGAACTTATCTTATTACTGGACAATCAGTATCAACACCAACAGATGGGATAATTGAATCCACTTTTAGTGCAACAATGACTGGTGCTCTAACAAGAGGAACTGTTTAATTGACAGAAAAAAAAATATCATATATATTAAATTATGTCAAAAAAACCAATCGATAATGCAGTTTCCCATTTCTCTGGTTTGCAAACAAGAGTTATAAAAGTAGAAGAATGGGGTGATGATAAAGGTCCATTGGAAATTTATGTTACCCCATTTACTCTACATGAAAAAGGAAGATTGTTTGCTAGAGGAAATGTATCTGATGTCAATGCCCTAGCTGACATACTTATAATGAAAGCAAAGGATTCTAAAGGAGATCAAATGTTCACATTAGATGACAAACACAGATTGGTTCATAAAGTAGATGCAGATGTCCTGTCGAAAGTGGCTAATGAAATAATGGTTCCTGTTCCTACCGATATACAGGAAGAAAAAAAAAACTTAAAATAGACAGCGAACGATATGCTATAATGTTTTTAGCAGAAACATTACATAAAACTGTATCTGAATTAACAAAAGATTTAACTTATAACGAATTATTAGAATGGATTGCTTATTTTGAATTAAAGCAAGAAAAGGAAAAACATGCCAACTCAAAAATTAAACATAGACATAGTCGCTAAAGATAAGACTAGAAAAGCTATGCGATCTGCCGAGGGTGGATTATCAAAATTAAAAAAAGCAGTATTTAGTTTTAAAGGTGCTTTAGCAGGAATAGGTGCTGGACTAGCTGTAAGAAGTATAGCAAGAACTGCTGCAGAATTTGAAGATTTAAGAGATGCTTTGTCATCTGTTACAGGAACAGTTAAAGGTGGACAAGATGCTTTTAATTTTATATCAGATTTTGCATTAAGAACACAATTTGATGTTCAAACCTTAACTAGAGCATTTATAACATTAAAAGCTACTGGTATAGCACCAACAGCAGAATTATTAACAGTATTTACTGATACTGCTGCAGTTACAACTGACCAATTAGGAACATTTGAATCCCTAGTTAGAGTTTTATCAAGAAGTACAGCAGGTGGTTTAGGATTAGAAGAATTAAATCAAATAGCTGATAGAGGAATACCTGTTTGGGATATATTTAGTGAAAAACTCGGATTAAGTAGATTAGAATTATCAGCAATGGGGCAAAGTGCTTCAGGTGCAGCTAAATTAACAAAAGTTTTATTAGAGGGATTAAAAGAAAGATTTGGTGGAGCAACTCAAACTAAATTAGATAACTTATCAACTGCTATGTCTAATTTTGGAATTGCTGTAGATCAAGTAAAAGATAGTTTTGCTGCTGCAGGATTTGGTCCAGCAATAACAGATATAATAAATAATTTAAGTGAATGGATAAAAAGAAATAATGAGTTAATTATGAATTTAGGTAAATTAACTGGAGTTATAGTTAAGTTTACTGCTTCAACACTAGGATTACTTGCTAAAAGATTAGTTAGAGTTGGAGAAGCAATAGTAAATATTTCTAAAGATGCTAAACAGAAATTTGATATTATAAAATATAATATATTAGATTCAAAAAATGCTGTAAGTCAATTTAGACAGGAATGGACAACAATAGCTCCCGCTATTGATAGTGCTACAACAGCGACTGAAAGATTAAAACTGAAAACAGCAGCAGCAGAAAAGGAAAAAAAATTAGCAGAAAAAGAATTAGCCACTTTAAAAGCAGGATATTTTAGTAAACAAGAAAAAGCACAAGCTAAATTTACAAAAGATTATAATCAATTTATAAAATTAGCAGATCAACTTAAATTAACAGAAGAAGAAAGAATACACACACACGAAAGAATGAGAGATGCTTTTTTAAAGCAAATAGAAACAACAGAAGAATTAACAGATGCACAGGAAGCTGCAAAAGATATTGCTGCAGAAATGGGTATGACATTTGAATCTTCATTTGAAAATGCTGTTTTAAATGGTAATAAATTTAGAGATGTATTACAGGGAATATATAAAGATATATTAAGAATTATTTTAAGAAAGACAGTTACAGAAAAAGTAGGTGGGTTTGTTTCATCATTTATTGAGGGAGTTATACCATCTGCACAATTTGGTGGTTCAGTTAAAGGAGGACAACCACATTTAGTAGGAGAAGCTGGGCCAGAGTTATTTGTTCCTAGTTCATCTGGTAGTGTAATCCCTAATCATCAACTAGGTGGAGGATCTAATATAGTTCAAAATATTAATGTAACTACTGGTGTTCAACAAACAGTAAGAGCAGAAATTATACAATTAATGCCAATGATTAAAAAAGCAAGTGTAGAAGCAGTGCTTGAAGAACGATCAAGAGGTGGTCAAATGGCACAAGCAATGGGAGCAGTTTCACAAAACTCATAAAGGAAAAATAAATGACAACTTATGCAATGCCAACAACAATAAGTCCACAATCAGCAAGATTTGGATTAGTAACAAATACAAGAAGTTTTGTAAGTCCATTATCAGGAGCAGTTCAAACAACAGCAATGAGTGGAGCAAGATGGACAGCTACATATACTTATCCACCAATGACACATGCAGAAGCAGGAGAATTTCTGGCATTTCTTATTTCCTTACAAGGAAGTGAGAATAGGTTTAATGCTTGGGACCCTCTACATAAATTAAAAGGTAATAGAGGAACACCTACTGGCACACCATTAGTTAACGGTGGCAGTCAAACTGGAACTACTCTTGTGACAGACGGTTGGAGCAATAGCACTTTAGTTTTAAAAAAAGGAGATTATTTTGTGGTTAATTCTGAACTCAAAATGGTAACAGCAGATGAAACATCTGATGGTAGTGGAAATTTAACAATTAATTTTGAACCTGCTTTAAGGTCAAGTCCTAGTAATAATGCTGGTTTGACAATATCGTCTTGCACAGCAGTTATGATGTTAGTAGACGATAACCAGACAATGTGGGATCAAACGAGTATAGAAAACTATGGTTTAACATTTTCAGGAATAGAAGCATTTACTTCATAATGAAATGGCAAAATAAAGGTAAAGGTAGAAGAAAACGAGGTTCTAAACAAAGAAAAGCAAGACGAAGAAGAAACAGAAAAAGGAGGTAGCATGAAGTGGTTTATGCTAATAATGT